GTAATAGTATTCGAATCAAATGTAAATCCTGTTGCACTAAAGTTATTTTCAACTTCAGTATTTATAGTTACTGAGACTGGACTACCTTCTATAATGTTTCTTGTTTCCGCTTTATTAGTTTGTTCTCTGCGCTTGAAACCTACTGCACTGGTTCTTTTTCTATTATAATTTAAAATTTCTGCAACAATTGCACTTAATTGTAGATCTTCATATTTCTTTAGCGTATCAATAATTTGATACACCTTAACACCGTCTAACTTTGACTGTTTTAGTAATACAGTAGCGACTGCAATAGCACTCGATGTATCAAATCCCTTAGACTCAAAATAGCCCACAACACTGTTTAAATCATTATCAGTAAAACTAATTTCTTTGGTATAGTACTTGTCAAAGAAAAGCCTTACGTCTCTGTCAGATCGTTTGCTTACACTTTTAAGAGGTAATCCACTCATGTAACATTCTCCAATGCTCTATCTTTATAAAGCTGTTGTGTTCCTGCAGGCAGTGTATTCCAAGAAGCCCTTGCACCGTTGATGCCATCTGCGCCGCCTTCGTTTAGATAATCTTTTAAATATAAATTCTTTGCGCTGTCTTCAAGTGCAACAGGATTGTCTAACAAAATTGCTCTTTGTGACGACGACGAAGTAGCACTAGGTTCTTGAGGAATACTAGTAGTAGCTTGAGTTACCTGATTGGCACCGCCTTGTCCGCTAGACTTTGGAATTACTACATTAGCTACTCCACTTACGTCGGTTCCGGCAATGTCACCTAGCACGTCTTCTGCTAGCCTAAATCCTTCTTCTCGCAGTCCTTCAGAAGTTAGCCCTTCTAGATTTCGTGCTAATTGAAATGCTGCTAGTCCTGCTTCTAGGGGACTCCTAAACGCTGCTCCTTTAGAAATATAATCGTAGAGGTCTGCACCTGCGCCAAATGAACCAGCTAAGCCTAGTGTTCCGCCACCTAATAAAGATATAGGCGAAGGTTGTGTGTCATAATGTTCTTGACTTCCGTATCCTACTGGATTTCCTTCAGTGCCTGTAACTACGTTGCCTCGATTATAATGTACTGCTTCGTAAACAACAGTAATTGTATTCTGCATTGTTGTACTACCATCTGAATTGTCAACCGAATCATGTTGCCAATTTGTTATCATAGGGTTAACAATGGTATATGTTGTATATGCTTTTTTAGCTATTTGAGATATTTGTATATTTTGAAAAAACGGTACACTTATGTTATTATCTAAACCATATTTAAATTGGTTTCTTCCACTGCCTAAATATGTGTTATCTCCTGCACCTGCTTTATTATATGCTCCGGGCACTCTTCCATAGCCTGCATCTGCAAAATAATATCTATAGTATGCTTCTAGTAGTGCAGTAGTAACGCCATAATTATCATCATGAAACGTAATGGTAATTGGTTCGTACTGTATTGCAGTTTGTACATTCTTTTTTCTATTGTATTTGTTTCTAGTTTCGACTATTGCTTGAAATCTAGGAAGGTCTGCTGCTTTAACAAGCATTCCTATTTCTAAATTATGCTTTTCTTTTAGTTCTGGCATTATTGAACTTACAATAGGATCAAGTTGAAAGTAACAGTGATACAAGTACTTTTGTTTAGGTGCAAACTTTAAGTCGTTGTCAATGTATAGACGGCTAGCATGCTGCCAATCGCCCATGTTGCCTTTTGGTCCTAAAATACCATTTGCTAAGTTATCGAAAAATCCGTTAGATGTAGCTGCCATAACAATATTTATCCATTTATATTATATGCGTACATAATAAAAAAGGGCACCTAAGTGCCCTTTGTAGTTAGTTATTACTAATTTTATTATGTACCGCCGCCTGTAATCAAAGTTCCAAGTGTGCGTCCTACCGCAGTACCAATACCAGTGTCGGTTGGTGTTTGGATTGCGTTATCGTACTGCATTTCTAGTGTTACAGTAACAGGCTCGTTATTCTGATACGCTAGTGTATTGTAGTTGGCGTTTGTAATAAAGCAACCATACAGTTCAAATGTTTCTAATACATTTGGAGTGTTTGCACCGTTACCGCCGTCTAAGATTTCAATACGTGTTGTAAACTTATAGTCCTGGCCCGATGCAGCACTTGACTGTTCAAAGAAGTCGAACTGCTTCTGTAGCTGTTCACCAACAAGCTTTTGCACAGCACCATTTACATCTTCACGTAAGTTGAGTGTAACTGGCGACCATGTGTGCTTACCGGCTAAGTATGCTTTTGAGTTGTATGCATGGATTTCCATTGGCTCAAATGCAACCGTTGGACGAGTAATATCAATTACTTGCTTAGTAAGTTCTGTAGTCGGTGTCGATACACCAAAGTTTTCCAGCGACACTCTAAAGCGGTACTGGAGCTTCGGCATCAACAAGCCTTGCGTGCTAGCAGAATCTCCGCTAGCAAGTGGCACTGTAATTTTAGATAATGTTGAAATTGCCATTTATATTGCTCCTAATTCAATAGTATTTATCATATTAAAGTCCTGATATTTCACCAGTATTTTTCAAACGTAGCGGAATATAGATGAACTCAATACTCTTAACAGGTTCAATCGCAACATCAACATATAGTTCATTACGATCAATTCTTGCAGGTGTGTTGTTAGTTTCATCACACACTACTAAGAAGTCAAATAGTGCTCGCTGACCTACAAGTTCTAGCAGTAAGCTTTCGACCTGTTGCTTAATCTCGTCTCTAGTAATCTTGTCATTAGGTTCAAAGATGTAAGGCTTAGCAAGTTGATTTAGCTGACTGCGTAAAAATACTACGAGTCTAGCAACGTTAATTCTGTCAAGTGCGCTTGCTCCTCTTGAACGAGTTTTCTGTCCAAAGTTAACAAGTCCTGCACCAGTAATAAACGTAATTGGATTAACGCCTTGTGCATAAAGTGTATCTCTTTGGCCTTCGTTTAGCGCAACAGTCTTAAATTCGCCTTCGCTAGTGATGTAACCTGTGGCACTTGCATTGGTTACGCCGCCGCGTCTTGTACCTGCTGGTGCAAACCATGGATAGCTAACCTGATCGCTTAGTGCAATAGTGCGTAGCATCATGTGACTTGGTGGAACAACAACATTGTTGCCAACATTGTCACTTGTAAAGCCCCATGGATAAAACACACCTAAGTACTCGTCACGAGTAACAAGACCGTTGTCGTTATCTTCGGCTGCTAAACGAACATTAGTAGCCCACTCGTTAAGTGAAGTTGCGTCCGGTGTTAGTCTAGCTGGGCTATCTCCTAGCACAAAGCCAGTTAGGCCTCTATCAGTATTTAGATTAACCAGTTCACCAATTAGTTCTGGATAACCAGGTGCTGCAAGTAGATTAAAGATTCTTGATTCGTCATCTCTAATCTCATCATTGTTATTAATTATTTCCTGCATAGCCTGTAGTACAACCTTACGCTGTGCTTTACGACCGAAACTACCCGAACCATCAATTTGGTTTGCACTTTCAGTAACCCAACGATCATAAGTGCCGTCGGCTACTGTTCCGTATGATGATTGCTCCTCGTTATCCATTCGAATGTTCTGGCCGCCACTGTCGATATAATTTCTTACATAACGCTTGACGTTAAACCCAGAACGTCTTGTATTGAATAGCAACATACCTTGTGGATACAGTGCAGGATCTGGTGCGTCTGAATCTAGATAATTGCTTTCTAGCAAGTCTACAATAGAAGCTTCAGTGTTACCCGATGTACCACTTACACCGTAACGTGCATCCGCAAATAATACGCCGTTTTCCGTAGTTTGGTCACCGTTGTCAAGCAGTTCCCAACGATCAGTTTCTGATCTATAACGATATAGCACAGGGTAATTTTCTAAATCGCCCGAGTCGATCCATAAATCACCGGTTACAAGTGCAGTGCCGTCGCTTTGTAGTGTTGGTTGTGTAGCACTTACAATTGGTCCGTTTGCATCAGTTAAGTTTGCTACATCATAAAACGGACTAGTTGAGTCTTTATAACCAACCCAAGCGTCGCCATTGTGAATCATAATGTCAACTTCGTCTACAATCGAATTGTACCATAGTGTACCATCTTCTGCTGTTGCAGTCGGCTGTGCAGCACTTGGAGTATAAATCAACGGTTGCCAGTTACTTGCTCTATAAACTAGCGGAGTTGTGCTATTATCTGTACCCGGTTCGAAACTAACAAATCTTGATCCGTTTCCGGTTGCTATAACAAACGGTGATATACCTAATTTAGTTAGTGATGCTGCCGAGCCATTGCCATC